CAAGGCTGTGATGGCGTCCATCAGCAGGCCGTTGGCATCCTCGCAGATCTTCATCTCCACCACCAGCGTCTCGACCAGATTCACTGCGTCCGAAACCAGTCGCCAGTCGTTTGGCTGCGGATCTTCGCCTTGCTCAAGCTGATGCAGGCCTTGGTACATCTTGGTGAGCTGGTGCGTCCGCCAAGCCTGTGGCAAAGGCTCGGTCGGACTGGCCAGGAGCTCATCCATCATGGTGTAACGCTTTGTCCACTTGCGCTTCACACAAACTTCTCCAGCTCTGGCGCTTTGTAGTTCGGCCCCTTCCCGATCTTGCCGCCTGGCAGCAGCACCGGCTTGCCATCCACCAGCTTGGACTCGTTGCTGGCCAGAACCTCCTTGTCGGCTCCGTTCTTGTCGAAGTCTGCAAGGTAGGCGATGCCGTTGCCGGTCACCTCGGTGTCGCACAAGGCGTCCAGCGCGTCCACTTCCCTGCCGGTCTTGATGAAGGCTTGGGTGGTGGCCTTCTTGAGACTGGTGGCGATCAGGCGCAGATCGTCGGCAATGCACCAGAGCGATTCGTTGTCCTCCACGCAGTCGGTCTCGATGCACTCCAGCAGCTCGACGATTTCCTCGAAGTGCACACCGATCTGGACGGACAGGTGCGCAGGGTTCAGCTGCTCCTTGCCGCATGCCTTCAGCCAGGCCGCTGTGCGGTCGAAGTTGGTCGCCTCGGTTTCACGCATCAAGCGGTCGTTTCTGGCGCGTAGGAGCCGGTTCTCGTAGTCCAGCTCGGCCACCAGCATGTCCAGCTTGGCTTCGTTTTCATTCATGGCTTGAACTCCAAAATGCTGAATGTTTTTTCCACTCGGTCAAAAAAGACCGCCAGCGCGGGACGGCACCCGCAGCCAGCGGCCTTGCAGACGGCCAGGTGCATTTTCGATGGCTTGAGGTACGCCATGAGCATGTGCCTGTTTTTGTCCATCAGTATCTCCAGACAGTGATCTCGATCACCCACAAACGCAGGATGAATTCATTGTCCTCGATGCCGACGGCGAACAGTGGCCAGCGACGCTTGAACCACTCCACGTCGAATTGCCAGCCGCGCCTCATGACTTCACCTTGTCCAGCTCCAGCCGGATGTAGTGCAGCACCTGGGCGCTCAGGCTGCGCGTGTTGCGCTCGGCCTCGGCCTTGAGCTTGGCCATGATCTCGTCCGGCAGGCGGACGGTCACGTATTGGGTCTTGTTCTTGCTGGTCATAGGTCAATCTCTCTGGTTGTGCTGTTGAGGCGTCGAATCACAAGCAATATCTGTCCATTCATGCGCTCAAGGAATGAGGCCACCTCGCTGCTCGGTGTGGCGTCATGTGCGTATCCAGCTTGCTCTTTCTCTGGGACAGAAACAGTAAGCGGACTCAGTTTTGTATTCAGATCATCAACGACACTGCACAAGGCGCTAACGTTTTTTTCAAGGTGCTGAAGTTGTCGTGTCAGTTGTCCCTCGCGGCGCTGCTCTGCCCCAAGATGCTGCTTCATTTGGGTTTCGTATTCCATTTTTTGACGGAACGCTTCTGGTTGAGAAATTCCGCCTTGAATGGCTCCAGCGTAATTGAGTCCTTCGATCATGCTGCCTCCTTTGCGTCTTCAAACATATCTGCTGTTGCAGGCCCACCGGCCAGCTCGACCGGAATGCCACTGGTCAGCAGGCTCACCAGATCATCTTGGCCGGCCACCTCGATGTCGAAGCGGGTCTGGGCGGCGTGCCGAATGGCCTGGGCCTGGTTGCCTGCGCGAATCAGGCGGTGTTTGTTGGTCTCCACGTCGGTGACCAGGTAGATGCGTGTGCTCATGGTTGCTCCAGTTGTCAGAAGGGAATATCGTCGTCCATGTCGTCAAAGCCGGAGCCTTGCGACTGTGGTGCTGCCTGTGGCTTTGGCTGCTGTCTCGGCTGGCTCTCTGCCTGCTCACCACCGGCCACAAACTCCAGGTCTGCAATGCGTGCTGCCATCTTGCTGGCCTGCGTGCCGTCGCCTTTGGTGTAGGTCTGGATGTGCACGTCCTCCAGGTAGGCCACGATCTGCTTGCCTTTGGTCAGGTACGGCGTGAGCGATTCCACCCGCTGGCCCCACAGCGAGGCGTCAACCCATTGTGTCGGGCGCTTGCCATCGTCACCTTTTTTGCCGTAGGTGAACGCCAGCGAGACGTTGGCCACCGCTGCACCGCCTGGTGTGTATCGCACCTCGGCGTCTTTGCCGATGCGTGCCAGTCCATTCGCTTTCATACCGTGCTCCTTTGTGAAGTGATTAAATGATTCCGTGATTGGCAAATTCGCCATGAAGGGTTCCCCTTGCTTTTATGGCGGCCTGTTTCGCAAGTTCTAGGTCATCAAAATGACCGATGAATATCCGCTGCGTTTTGACTCGAATCCGAACGCGCCATTTCTCTTTTGCCTTATGCCAATCAACATTCTTGACGCCAGATGTGTTTGTTGATCGCATCGCTTGGTTCCACTCATTGCAGGCGCGTGTAGCAGGGCGAAGATTCTCAATCCTGTTGTCCAGCTTGTTGCCGTTGATGTGGTCGACTTCCTCTGGCCAATAGTCGTGATGCAGGAAAAATATCACCCGATGCGCCAGATGTTTCTCGCCTTTAATCGCGACCTGCCAATATCCACGGTTGTGCAAAAACCCGGCCTTTTGTCCTGCTTTTGCTTTGTTGTTTCGATCTACCTTCCAGATCAAGTGACCGTCTCGATACTCAAGGAGTTCTGTGATTTCTGACTTGTTCATGTCTGCTCTCCTGTTGATTAAGATTCAATCGGCAATATCACGAGCTTGTGCGTTTTGATGCAATCAGTACAGAGCACGGCCCAGTCACCGAGGTTATCCAGTTTGTGATTGCAGTCCTTTACCAGCTCGTCCTTTTCGATCTTTTGGCCCCAAGAACCATTACCGTTCTTGTCAGGCCATTCGTAATTTAGATTTGCATCGTAGAAGGCTTTGCATCCGCATACGTCGCACTGTCTGTAGTCCGCCATTGCCATCACTGCGCTCCTTTTTGCTTGGCGATCCATTCCTCGCGGCCAATGGACACGCGAGCGATGCCAGCGTCTCGAAGGTCGCGGCCGTTCATGCTGCACCACCTTCAACATAAGCCAGTGTGTGAAGGTAGAGTGGCGCTGCCATGGTCATCAGCATGTCGCGTGCCTTCTTGTTCTTCTGTTTGAGCAATTCATCGCCAACAAAAAACCATTGAAGCTCTCCAAGGCTGTATGCGCTTTTATTTCCAGAAACGTGATCGTGCTGGATGATTGATGCAAGTTCGTCAAAAAATGCAACTTGCAGATCAGATCCCATGCTCCAAAATGCTTGAGCCATCATCTCAGGCGTCATATTTACTGAAGCTGTTGCTGTGATATTGCTCATGATGCGTCCTTGTAAGACTTGATGAACTCGACCTCGCGCTCTATGTCTTCCAGGAACTTCACCACCTCGGTCTCCAGTTCCTTGATGGCCTTGTCGTCACGCACGACCCGGCGAATTACCATTTGCGCGTTTTCTGGAAAGTCTGGGTTGTAGGACACGAAGTCGCACCATTCGCGCTCTGCAATCCAAAGCTGGCCTTGCACCTGCCAGCGGTAGGCTGTCGGGCACTTGCCTGGCTCCAGGCGCAAATACTCCAGGTGGGTTTTTGGCATCGGGCACTTGTATTCGGTCATACCGTTTTTGCCGACCAGGCCGTCAGGGCTGACGCCGACCTGCATGGTGTCGTGCATGCAGAAGCCGATTTCCTCCACCAGGCTGCCTGTGTGCGCCTCGTAAGCTGATCTGGCCAGCGGCTCGCGCTCTGTTCCTTGCTCCATTGCAAACGTGGTCTTGAACTCGTCACGCACCCCGGTGATGCGCTCCAAGGCCAAGGCCGTCAGGTAGGTGGCGCGGGTTGCTCCACCACCCTTGGCCATGATGTCGCTGAACTTGGAGCCGGACGGCACGCCAACACGCGCCTGCTTCCATTCTTCTGTGCCTTGCTCGGCTGTGATGATTCTCATGCTGCCTCCTGCTCGTCAGCGGCCTTTGCAGCCTTCTTGAGGGCTGGGCCTTGGGCTTGCCAGAACGCGGCCTTGTGCGCCGACTTGGGCAATGCTTGGAAGGCTGCGGCCAGTGCCTCGCTGCCTTGCATGGCGGCATCGCGCATGGCTGGCAGGGTCTCGGCCTCGTATTCACCATAACCCGGCACCGGGGCAGGAGTGCGCTTGCTGGCA